CACGTCGACTCCGGCTCGACGGTGACCACCGTTGCAGCACCGGTCGGGATCGAGTCGGCCGGGTAGGCGATCGGCCGGACGCCAGGCACCGAACCGAGCCGCTCGGCGACCGCCTCACGGATGTCGGCGAGTTTCACGCCACCACCGCCGTGGTGTGCGGGTGCCGGTAGCGGGCGAGCAGCTGCGCCACCATCGGGTTGGCCCTGACACGCAACGGGCCGAACTCACCGAAGGCCGCCACCCCGAACGGTGCGTCCTTCGATTTGAACGCTTCGGCGGCCAACAACAACGTCGCCTGCTTCACGGGGACCGGGACGGCTGGCCAGCCCCACGACGCCGTGATCTGCACCGCCGGCCGCAACGTCGCCGTCGGCCACGTCCTCGACCCCACCGCACGCAGCGACGTGTACGGCCATCCCGTCGCACCGTCGTAACCCACACCGGACCCACCGAGCACGAAGTCGGTGGTGATCGTCCAGGTGGTCTCGTAGGTGCCGTCGTCGTTGTCGTCGGTCCGCACGATCAGGCCGGTGGCGGTCTGGATGTCCCAGCCCGGATCGAGCAGCAACGTCCAGGCGTTGATCGCACGTTGCGTCCGCACCGCCGTCGCCGTCGCCGCCTCGAACGTCCGGCCGCACCAGTCGTCGACCTGCCGCTGGGCGACCGACAACGCCAGCGAGAGCGTCGCATCATCGGCCGAGTCGTCGATCCCCACGAACGACCGCAACTCGGCAAGCGCCGCGTACGCCATCAGCCGGCCGTCCTGCGGGTGGTGCGGCGGCGGCCAGGTTCGGCCGTCGCCTCCTCGACCGTGTCGCCGTCATCGACGACACGGACGAACGAACCCTCGGGGACGCCGACGAGCATGGGGTCGCCGTCGGCGACGAGACGGCCAGGCTGCACCCAGCCACACGCCGTCAACACCGCCTGCGTTGCAACCCACATGCCCATCGGTCGGCCCCCAACTCCGCTCAGAGAGGCCCGGGGCGCAGGATCACGCCCCGGGCGATGTCACCGTCAGGTGACGTTGAGGACCCCGACCGCGGTCGAGTCGATGACCCGGCCGCCGGTCCGCCAGTAGGCGTAGAGCCCGCGCTGGCCGTTCGGCCGGCGGTTCGAGCCGAGCATGTGCGGCACGAGCTCGACGGTCATGCCGACCCGATCGACGATCGTGTAGGCGGCCTGGAGGTCGCCGAACACGAGGATGTAGTTGTCGGCCGAAGCGGTGACGGTGCCGTCGATCTGGCCCGACGCGTACGCCGGGCGGCCGAGCAGCTGGCCGGGGCGGGCGGCGTCGAGGTAGGTCCACAGCCCGGCGCCGCCGTTGGTGTCGAACCGGCGGATCAGGTCGTACACCAGCTCGTTGGCGATCCACGAACCACGGGCACGGTAGCGGGCTGCCACCTTGCCGATCGTCGAGTACACGTCGGCGATGGCGAACGTGTCGGTGGTGGCCGACGTGACCAGCTGCCCGGAGTAGTTGGTGTAGGTGTCGTAGATCAGCCCGAGCGGGGCGTTGGAGCCGTTGCCCAACAAGAAGGCGTTGTGCTCGAGGTCGTCACGGGCGACCATCAGCAGACGGGACATCTCGGCCTCCATGGCCGGCCAGTCCTGCTGCAGCTCGATCGAGAACGGCACGAAGCCCTGGGCCTTGTACGGCGTGACCGTGGTGTTCGCCAGGGTCGGGGCGTCGTCGCTGACCTCGCCGGCCTCGCCGTCCCACGAGGCGGTGATCCCGGCGGTCGAAATCACGTTCAGGTTGTCGGCGGTGGTCTGCACGACCCGAGCTGCCTGCCGCATCGGGTTCGGCATCAGACCGTCGTGCGCCCCGGTCACGAGGATGGTGGGGTCGATGATCGTCGGCACGGCGTACCCGCCGGACCCGTCGGTCAGCGACGCCGCACGCACGTGGTGCACGGCACGCTGCTCATCCTCGGTCAGCGCCCAGGTGTTCCCGCTGATGAGCTTCGAGAACGCCGAACGGTAGGCCGGGCGGCTGGCGGCGATCACGTGCCGGGACAGCTTGCCGGTCGGGTCGTCGGCCCGCTCCAGCGTCTTGTAGACCCGCTCGCGCACCGAGTCGTCGGTCAGCGGGAGCCGCTCGACGGCGGTGCGTGCGGCGCCACGCACCTGGTCGACCGTGCCGTACTGCACCGACTCGTCGGCGATCGGGTCGGCCTGGCGGACCATCACCTGCGGGGCGACGACCTCACGGGCCTGCACCGGGGCGGCGAGCACCGCCTCGAGCTGTGCGAGCTCCGAACGCAGCGCCTCGAGCTCGGGGCCGACGGCGTCGAACTCGGCGAGGTCGGCGGCGAACTGCGACCGCTCCTCGTTGGTCGGCTCGCCGTCACGCGTTGCGTACTCGGCGAGGCTGGCCCGAAGGGCGTTGGCCCGGTCGGCCTTGATGGTGATGGCGCTACGCAGCGCCTCGATCCTCGTCATTGTCGATCACTCCGATGCGGGAAAGCGCCGCAAGGCGCATCTCTCGCCGGGTGATCCCGACCGGGGGATCGTGCTCGGCCTGGGTTTCGCCGGCGTCACGGACGACCGGCTCGTCCTCGATGGTAGCGCACGAGGTTTCCCCATCGACGTCGTGCACCGATTGCACGCCACGGAGCAGGTCCAACGCACGGGCACGGACCCCGACCGTCGTGCCCTCGTAAGCGGGGTGGACGACCGGGCCGGCCTCGAACAGCGCAACCTCGGTCAAGGTCCGGTGATCCTGCTCGCCGTCACGCTTCGCCTGCACCCACTCCTCGGCCTTCACCTTGAACCGAAACGACATGCCGTCGAGTGCGCCCGACTCGATCGCTGCACGGATCGGGATCGTGTGCCAGTTGTCGTGCAACCGGCCCTCGCCCCACAGCCCGTTACGGTCCTCACGCAGCGACGTCCACACCCCGATCGGCAACGGCCCGAAGGTCGGGTCGTTGCCGTGGTTGAACTGCATCTTCACGCCGCCCGTGCCACGCTCCCGCAGCGTCTGACGGAACGCACCCGGCTTGATCTTCTCGACGTAGTCGCCGAGGAAGTCCGAGATCTGCGTCGGTTCGTTGAACCGGGCGATGTAGCCGGCGATGGTCAGGCCGTCGCCGTCCGAGGACTCACGGACCTCGAACTGGCCGGCGGAAGCCAGCCGGTCATGCATGCGGTCGGGCACCTTCGATCTCCCGTTGTCGTCGTCGATTGCCATTGCTCAGCCACCCAACGCCGGGGCACCAGCACCCGGCGCCTGCGTCTGCACCGACAGCAAGCCGGAATGCACCAGGCGGCTCATGTCGCCGGTCGTCACCGCTGCGATCACCGACTCCGGGACGAACCCGCCATCGACCAGGGTGCGCATCGTCATCGCCTGCTGCGCCATCACCTGGGCGTCGTCGAGAGCGTCGGCCTGCAAGGCGCTCACACCGGACACGTCGATCCACAGTTCGGCGTTGGCCGGCGCGACGATCAACGGCCGGAACGCGTCGATCGCCCTCGACCACAGGTAGCGCACCTTGCGGTCCGCCAGCGCACGGTTCGCTTCCTTGCTGTTCGCGTAGGTGCCCTGCTCGATCCCGGCGGCCACGATGGGCACGCCGGCAGCACTCGCAATGTCCTTGTGGACCTGCGTGCGCACCGCCTCCGAATCGAGATCCTTGAGGTGCGAACCGACCACCTTGAGATCGGCGCCGCCACCCAAGAACGCAGTGCGGAACGCCCGCTCGACGCCTTCGTGGCGCTGCAGGAACACGTCACGGAACGCCTCGACCGTCTCACGCATCACGTCAGGCGGGAACACCACCACGCTGTTCGGGGTCGCCGACGCCTCGAAGAAGCGTGTCAGGAACCGGCGCGCACCGTTGTCCGCAGCGACGTCCTCCATCGCCGGGCGCAGCCACGACATGCCACGCCAACGTGCCGCCGGATCCGACTCGGGGATGTAAGCCCCGACCTCATCCCAGGGCCACACCTCCGGGTCCATGTTGGGAGGCTGATAGATCACCCCGACCGGCCTGGCGTCCCACGCCAACGCCGGGTCGTCAGGGTGGCGGTCGGATCCCGACACGATCGTGACGTGCTCGGCCGGCAGGTTGCGCAAGGTGCCGCCATCGGACACCCAGAAACTCGCACCGGTGCACGCCACGTCGAGCTCGCAACGCTCCAGGATCGCCGACGTGCGCTCCAGCGGCAACAAGTCCAGCGTCGTGAACGTGTCCGCCGCCGTCGGCCTCGAGCCCGACCCGTACCGCTTGAACACGAACCGAGCCTGGGCGAACAAGTCGGCCCTCGTTCGGAAGATGCCGTACACCACGCCGTTGGACAGCAGCGCCGGCCGCTCGCCCGACAGCATCGGCTTCTCGTCGCGCTGCAACGTCGAGTTCGACACCAGGTAACTGTTCGACTGGAACCGCATCGCCTCGAGCTGCGCCACAAGCCAGCCCGGCGGGAACGCTGCGCGCTCCTGCTGCACCTGGCCGCCGGCGAGGCGCACCAGCCCGTCACGCAGACCCATCAGACCCTCCCGTCAGGGCGAGCGCCCACAACACGCCGAACGTCGCAGCAGCAACCGCACCGACACCGAACCCGACCCGGCCCGCCAACGCCCACAAGCCCGCCAACAGCAACGCCGCAGAACCGACGAGCAGCACCCACGGCCGGATCATGCGAACACCGCGAACGGGGCCGGCGGCGGATCGGCCGGAGCGGCGTCCTGCCAGCCTCGAGCGGTCGCTTCCATGCGTGCCTGCCAGGCGTAGGTGAGCGCTGCGGCGCAGTCGATCCGGCTCGAATCCTCAGGCTTCGACAGGCTGCGCAACGTTCGGGCGCCGACCTGACGGCGGGCGACCTGCGCCCGTTGCGTGTGCGCCACCATCACCGC